CGCCGTAGCGCCCCGCCAAGGAAAATCGAACATGGAGACTGTAGTGCAGACCCGCTCGGCGGGCAACAGCGCTGCGCCGATTTCCAGCGGAATGTCGGAGCAGCGCAAACTCGGAATCTGGTTGGACAAGTTGGTTGCCGACGCGGCTGGCAAAGGGAAGCCGCTGGCACAGACCATAAAGCTGACCCCCGTTTTGGCTGAGCTTTTTCTGGAGCGGAACCCCTCCAATCGCAAGGTCAACCTGAACACTGTTGATACGTTCTCGAATGACATGGCCGGAGGGCGTTGGTCGGTCAACGGAGAACCCATCATCATCTCCGATACTGGCGAACTCAACGACGGCCAGCATCGTTGCCTCGCGGTCAAGCAAAGCGCGGCAACCATCGATACCGTGTTGGTGGTCGGTGTCAGTCGCGAAAGCCGCACCACTCTTGATCAGGGTCGGGCGCGTAGCGTTGGGGACTACCTGTCTATGGACGGGCACTTCGATGCACGCGTGCTCGGTGCTGCTGCCGGGTATTTGTGGATGTACCGCAATCGAGGGCAACTCTACACAGGCGGCGTCACGGGCGGAAAGTTCGCCGCGACAAAGGCCGAAGTCCGCCAGATTGTCGACGACAATCCTGGTCTTGCGCGTTCGGTGGCGCTCGCCGGACGACAGGCGCAACTGATTGGCGGTCGACCCATCATCGCATTCACGCATTTCATTTTGAGCGGGCAGGATCGCGGAGCGGCTGACGAGTTCATCATCGCGCTTATGGAAGGTGCCAATCTCAAGGCGAGCAACCCGATCCTCTATGCCAGGAACCGACTCATTCAGGAACGCGGACGCTTCCGCGCTCCTGACAAGGCGGAGCTGCTTTTCAAGGCGTGGAACGCATGGCGGTCGAGTACATCTTTCGCGCATTTCCGCATCCAGGGTGGTCCGCTGCCGGTGCTGGAGGCTTAGATGCTGGCGAACCTCCCAACCGACAAGATCAGCCTGCGCGCCGACGCTCGCTCCCTCTCCCCCGAGAGCGTCGCAGCGCTTGAGGCCAGCATCGCCGAAGTCGGCCTGATCAGCCCCATCCGCGTTCGCGCGCTCGGGGACGGTTGGGAGGTCATTGCTGGTGCGCACCGTCTGGAGGCCCACCGAAATCTCGGCCTCGTCGACATTGCTGCGATCATCGCGGACTCGGATGACCTTCACGCTGAACTGGCGATGATCGATGAGAACCTGTGTCGTGCCGAACTTGGCCCGGCGGAGCGCGCCCGGCACACGGCGCGTCGCAAGGCGATCTATCTGGAATTGCATCCCGAGACTGCGCACGGCGGGGACCGCCGATCCGATCAAGTGGCAAACTCTGCCACTCGATCTTTCGCCGAGGAAACGGCGGCTATTTCTGGCCAATCGGCTCGCACCGTGCGGCAAGACGCAGAGCGCGGTGAGAAGGTCTACGAAGGCGCCATCGCGATCATCAAAGGCACCGCGCTCGATACCGGCGTCTTCCTCGACAAGCTCAAGAAGCTGACACCCTCCGAGCAGGTGGTCGTTGCCAAGCGCGAACTCGCTTGGCTGAAACAGCAGCAGCGCGAGAACGCGAAGAAGGGCATCGCCCGTCGCGTCGTCAAGCTCGCAGACGAACCGCTCACGGATGAAGATGCACGGGAGAAGCAAGTCGCTGCCCTCATGGCTGCGTGGAACAAGGCGAGCGCGGAAGCTCGCCAAGAGTTTCTGGAGCGCATCGACACGCCCGTCTTTGACCGGAGTGCCGCATGAGCGCCATCGTCACCCATGATGGCAATGCGCTGGTGCTCGATCCATCGACGGGCACAGTCGGCACCGCCTCCTCCTCCCGGCGATGTCGAAAAGCGGGGAGGGGCAAACTCCTCCCGGCCTCTCCCCGCGCCCTATTCCCCTTGGCTCGTTCGTCGCAGCGCATGGTGGCGCGCATGATCGCGCCTGTTGTCATTTGCGGCGGCCTGAAAGCTGGGGCGGCCTCTTTGCGGCGCACGAGGATAGGCCGCCCCAGCACGCGCCTCGGGACCAAGGCGCATTTCAATCGACCAGTGCGCGGAGCCTGCGGGCACCGTGAGACCGTCCGTTACGAATCCGCACTGGTTGCGGGCCGGCGCATCGGACACGATCGGGAAACAGTCATGTTTCTTCCGAACAACCCGGCCCGCTTCAATCTCTCCCGGCACTTCGGGTGTCCGGGAACCCCTTTCGGCAATGCGAGCCTCCAAGCCTGCAAGCAATCGAGCTGCTGCATCGCCGATCCGTTCCACCTGTCTCGCTCCTTCGCTCCTGCTTTCCATGAGCAGAAGAACACAGGAGCCACCCATGAACTCGGATGGATCGTCCAAGGACGTGGAATTTTCAGCCAAGGGGGAGGCGATGCCCGACCCTGATTTGGCGGCCACACTGATGGATGACGTGATCGGCATTCGCGGGGTTCGTGAGCCGGTGAAGGCGATGCTTGAGCGCGCCTATTCCGACCTCAGCAAGCGTAACCGAGCGTGGACCAGACGGCGCGTGCGGGCCGTCTTCAACAAAGAGGCCAACCGGATCGAGCACCGCGAAATTGAAGAGATGCGGGCTGCGATCCAAGCGAGGAAACAACATGCGGCCTACCGCGAAGAAACCGCCCGTCTTGCTGCGATGGCTGTCCTTCGATCGACGCCACCGGATCGCGATCTGGCTTCGTGAGCAGGGTGCCAGTTGGGCCGAATGGGTTTGCCCCGAATTGAAGGAAGACTGAGATGAACACGCTTTCCTGGCTGATCTATGCGGGCGAAGTCGCCGGCAATATGCAGGGCTTCATAGGCTTCGGTGGCAGCCTCGCGGTGGCGGCCGGCGCCGTCATGACCTTGGCAGGTAATATCCCCTGGCAGCACTACAGCTGGGATTCTCAGGAGAAATGGACTCAAAAGGAGGCGTTTCGCGGCAAACTGGCGAGAAACGGGCCTAGGTTTCTTGTAGCCGGTGCTCTCTGCATTTTGGTAGCTGCGCTGACCCCCGCCAGCCGCACCATCTATATGATCGCCGCCTCAGAGATCGGTGAGCAGATCGTCACCTCTCCCGACGCCATCGAAATGATGGGCGATCTCAAGGCGATCATCAAGAAGCGCCTCAAGGATGAGTTGGGTGAATAGGCCATGACCGCTCCCCGCGACTGGTCTCCCGATCCAGAACCCTGGCACGAGCCTGACGCTGAGGCCGCCGGCACAGCGCTCATCGAGTGGGCGGAAGGTGGTGACGCATGAGCGCGCCTCTCATCGCTGCCCTCTTCATTGAAACTGATGGTGCATATTTCGGGCTGCGTGGCGTTGATCCATGGGATGAGGCACGCGACGCGCGGCTATACGCTGGACCGCATCCGGTCGTGGCGCATCCACCATGTCAGCGCTGGGGAAAGCTGTGGGCTGGCCAGCCGCTGTTCATCAAGCGGACCGGCATCCGCAAGGCCAAGGGCGATGATGGCGGCTGCTTTGCGCATGCGCTGTGGGCAGCCCGCACATTCGGCGGTGTTATCGAGCATCCTTGGGGCAGTCAAGCCTGGTCACACTTTGGGCTGAATAAGCCGCCGCGAAAAGGTGGATGGATTGCGGCTGATTTCCACGGCGGCTGGACTTGCTGCGTGGAGCAGGGTCGGTACGGACACTACGCCCGCAAGCCGACGCTGTTGCTTGCCTACGGCTGCGACCTGCCAGAACTGGATTGGGGGGTAGGGGAGCCGCGTCTTGACCCCGCCATCATCGAGCGCATGGGGCTGGCGCGCGCCAAGCGCCTGGGCGAGGTCGGTGGGCGTGGCGGAGGCCAGAATAGTACACCGCGTATCCACACACCGCCAGACTTCCGCGACTTGCTGATTTCTATGGCTCGCAGCGTCTCTCTGGAAGGCAGGAGCGCCGCATGATCCTCCCCCGCCAGCCAGACGATCCCGGCACAGAGCCGGCTTCGGTTCAACCCGACATGTCCAGTTTGTTCTGGACCGCTTTCCTTGCCGGCATCGTTCTCACGGCCATTGTCGTGGGTGGTGTGGTGCTCGCGGTGCTTTTGCGTGGAGCCGCCTGACATGTCCGGCAAGCTCTCCCCATTCGAGCAAATGATCCGCATCGAACTGCCGTGGCCGGCCAAACCGCTGCACCCGAACGCTCGGCCGCATCGCATGGAGAAAGCTCGCGCCACGAAGAAGGCAAGGGAAGAGGCATGCATGGTCGCCAAGCCGAAAGTACGTGGTCTCACCGCCGATCGGCTTCGTGTCGCCATCACGTTCCGGTCGCCGTCCAAGCGCGGCGACGCCGACAATATGCTCGCGGCCTGCAAGGCTTATCTCGACGGCATCGCGGACGCGACCGGCATCAATGACCGCTCCTTTGAGATCGACATGCCCGTGCGCGGCGAGCCGGTGAAAGGTGGAGCCATAATCATCGAAATGGTGCCAGCATGATGGCGGAACTCCTTGCTGCCCAAGCCGAGATGAAGCGTGTCTTCATCCGCGATCATAGCGGCGGCAAAGACGCGCGCCCGGATTGGGTTATCGCATTGGCAAAGCGTGATCTGTCGGTGCTGGAACAAGCTGCCGATGACTACCGCAGGCTGGCGGAGAAGGCGGCATGAGCCGGTGGTTCCGCCACTATGCCGGAATGATGCGCGACGAAAAGCTCGTGCGTGTCGCCGTGAAATCAAAGCAGCCCGTCGAGCGGGTGGTGTGGGTATGGGGCGCAATCCTCGAAAGCGCAGCGGAGATCAATGATGGTGGAAGATACGAATTTGATACTGGAGAAGCCGCTTACTTTCTTCGATGCGATGAGGATGAGTTGGTTCGCATTGTCGGCGAGCTTGAAGGTAACGGCCGGGTTCATGGGCAGTTGGTTGTCAGGTGGAGTGATCGTCAATTCGACAGCGATAGTGCGAAGGACAGACAGCGGCGATATCGCGAGCGTCTCAAGGCTGGAGGTGACGTTCAGCAACGTAACGATGATATGGGAGAAACGTCACGCGTTACGTCACGTGACGTAACGCCACCGTCACGTGACGGTGCGGTGACGCCCCAAGAGACAGATACAGAGACAGAAGAAGAAGTAGGGGCTAGCGCCCCTACTAGCCCGGAGCCGGCAAAGGCCGCTCCGGTCGCGGTGATAGGTCTCCCGACCGTTTCGGATGGGGATTTCCCAATTGTCGAAACCGACGTCGTCGAGTGGGCAACCGCGTACCCAGGTGTCGATGTTCGGCAGCAGCTAGCCGCAATGCGTTCATGGCTCATTGCCAACCCGACGCGCCGGAAGACGAAGCGCGGCATGCGCAAGTTCGTCGTCGCGTGGCTCGATCGCCGGCAGAACGCTGGCGCTTCCCACGCTTCTCGCCAGACAGATCCGCCGCCTTCCAAACCCACGGGTGCGAACATCTGGACCAGCGAAGCGAAGAACACGGGACTTATCGATGAATCTTCCTACACAGCATCAGGACGTTTGGGCGCTGGCCACACAGCAGGACATCATCGTGGGCCTGTCGCGACTCTCGACCTTGCCGTCCCGTCAGATCGAACCGGGCACTGAGGATATTGCCAGGGACGCGATGTACCGCGGGTTGGCCGGTATCACCAAGCATGGGCTGGAGAAGGCCATCGACGCCGTGCTCCAGAACAAGCTTGGGCATGGGTTCTTCCCCAGTCCGCCGGAGCTTCGCGGCCTTTGCGACAAGGCCATGGAGCACCACGAAAGGATGCGCGACCAAGTCCGCCGCCGGGAACGGCTGGAGGCCGAACGCATTCCTGAGCGCGCTCCGCTGACCGAAGCGGAAAAGCAGCGCCAGCGCGAACGCATGAAGCGGTTCAACCGCGCCATCGGCCGCGACAAGGAAGCGGATGCACGCGACTTCATCGCAGAGATGGAAGCGAAGTACGGCCGCGATGCGCTGGCGGCTGTGGCGGACAATCCGAGGCGGTTCGATGTGCCCGGTTTCAGGAAGGCAGGGTGAGTAGCGTGCGCACGGATGAACTGATGCACATGGACATGGACGCGCGGCGCCTCGGGTACAACCCGGAGTTCCTCAAGCGCGTGAACGCTCAGCGTCGAGCCGAACAGAAAGAGCGCGAGCGCACGCTGCGCAAAGCACCGGCTCAAAAACGCGAACGGCAGCCCGTCATGGTTCCCCGGCCACGGTACGCGCGCCATAGCGAAGCTTGGCAGAAGGCGCTCAACGAGGCGAACGAACTCATTCGGATGGGCAGGGAAGCGGCACATCGCTTGCGCCTGCTGGAAGATTCATCTGCCGGATACCGGCCTTCGCTCGACACGATCGAGAGGCGAATTTGTCGTGCCCTTAACGTGACTAGGCAAGATATCCGCAGCGACCATCGCTCTCGCTCCATCGTCTTGGCGCGCTTCGCTGTCGCCTATTGGGCGTGCCGACTGACTCGTCTGTCTACCCCTGAAATCGGGCGCAGGCTCGGTGGGCGTGACCACACCACCATTCTCCACGCCCGCAACACATATCCAGACAAGCGCGCGAGGCAGGGCCGGTTCCTGCGAGCGGTGAGATAGGAGGCGGGGATGCCGGCGTATCGCAGTTCAGCCGAGGCAGAGGTTCGCGACGCTGTTGTGGCGCGGTTTCGCGAGCGTCGCCCTCATGCTCGGATCATTCATGAGATCAACGTTAGTACTTACGGACCAAACCGGATCGACGTGCTGGCCGTTGATCGTGCCGAGATTATTGCGGCAGAGATCAAGAGCGCCAAGGATAAACTCGACCGCCTCCCGGCTCAGATCGATGCGATGCGCAGCGTGGCGCATCACACTATCGTCGCGCTGCATGAAAAGTTCTTGGTGGAGCAGTCAACGAACAAATGGGCGGCGCACTACGAGCGCGACGGACAATTGTACCTCAGAGCATTGCCAGATGGGCTGCGGCGCGGGCGGTGCGAGTATTGGGTCTATCCCGAGGCGCGGCGGACCCTCATGGGATGTGTAGAGGGCAGTATTGATCCCCTCGCATTTTGGCGCTTCCCCGCCGCCAGAATGGAGACGACATGTCCAGAGGCCGCGTTGCGCCTACTCTGGCGCGGTGAACTCTCCGCCCTATGCGGAGCACTCCGTGTCTCTGTAGGGCGCCGCGCCGACATGGCTTCGATGATTGCGGCGCTGCGCTGGCATTGCACCGGCCGCGAACTGACGCGCGGCATCTGCGCCATGCTCCGTGCCCGTCGTTGTGTCGAAGCAGACCCGGAAGTCATTGAGCAAATCGCGGCATAGTCGCCAACTGAACAAGGCACAGCGGCATGGCAACGACAAAAGAGGGGAATTGGTATGCGGTTCGCACCGTCCCGGGTTCGCAAAAGCCGCAACGCGAGTTCGTGACTGAACACACGAATAGTCGGAAGGGCTACCGCATAGTGCCGAGCCTGAACCCGGATTATTCGGCTATCGAACTCGCGCTGTCGAAGGCTGGCTTTGTCTACTACATGCCGGCCGAAAAGCGCCTTGTCCGGGACCGGCGCAAGACGGACCTGTTCAAGACGCGCCGCTTTGCCCTTATGGTGGGCTACATCTTCGTTCGCGATCCTCACAGCTTCTACGCCTTGCAGGCGGTTCCAGGCGTGCACAGCATCGTCGGTATAGAGGGCAAGCCCGTCTCTATCGCGCTTACAGACATTCTGGACCTGCGAGCGATGGAAGCTGAGGCAGAAGTCGAGTTCGACACACAGGTGCGAAACGCTCGCTGGAAACTCAGGAAGAGGGCGAAGCGGGACGATCGCCTGCGTGCACTGGTCGAAAGCCTCGATATTGCGGGGACATTCACAGTTTCCCCGGACGATGAGGCATTAGCCGCTTGACAGGGATTCATTCCTAGGACAATTTTCCGCGCAGGTGATTTGATGCGGCGGGGATGCGTCCCGGCATTGGCTTTGCGACAGAGTTCGCGAACGGCCGCATTGCGCCTTCTCAAGACCTCACCAGAGGCCGGCCGGGTTGATCGCCGGCTGTAGAGTTTCCGCGATAGCGGACAGAGTTGGGATAGGCGCCCTTTCTGCCGAAAGGGAAAACCCGAAGGAGTGCGGCAGCGCTCCGCCGCTAATGCGGTCCCATTCATTCGCGGGTGTCTTCGTGGTGAGGTAAGAGCCTTCCAAGCTCCCAAGACAGGTTCGACTCCTGTTACCCGCTCCAATTCGCCGTCCATGACGGCACGAGATGCGAGGCGGTCTAGCGGAGGACATAAGCCGGGTTCCCGGCGATCCTAGCGCAGGCCACAAAGCCTCGCAGCGAGGCGGCCATTCGGTTTTGCGGAAACGCGCCCCTGAGCGCCGGTCGCCGCCTCGTAGCATATCAGGAACGGCGGCACACGGTTCTAGCCGAAGCGAAGCCGAGTGGCGTGCGAATGCAGGGGTGGTGCCCGGCCCGTTCCTGACTGAAAAACAATCATAGGGAAATCAAAGATGGCTCGCGGAGGCAAGCGCGAGGGCGCGGGCCGCAAGGCGGGCGTCCCTAATAGGGCGACGGCAGAGCGGCAGGCAGAGATAGCGGCATCGGGCCTCACTCCACTCGAATACATGCTCAGCATCATGCGCAACGAGGCGATGACGCTAGACAGTCGGTTCGAAGCGGCAAAGGCCGCGGCGCCCTATGTCCACCCGAAACTGTCGAGTATCGAGGCCGACATTGGGGTCAGGCCCTCCGATACCTTGGCAGACTTCCTGGCGGATATCAGGTCCTCGGGGAAGGCCACTCTGATGCCAACGCTCGATGACGGCGACGATTAGCGCGGATCAGCTCCGCGACCCGCGCTGGCGGATCAGCAACCTCTATCGGATCGTGGACAAGAATAGCAGGGCGGTGCAATTCCAGCCCAATTGGGCGCAGGTCGAATTTCTCAACGGAATGCACCGGCGGAACCTCATCCTCAAGGCCCGCCAGCTTGGCTTCACTACGCTGTGTTGCATCATCTATCTGGACGATTGTCTGTTCAACGACAACGTGGAAGCGGCCGTCATTGCGCACAAGGTTGATGACGCCAAGAAGATATTCAAGACCAAGGTCAAGTTCCCGTACGACAATTTGCCTGACCAGATCAGGGAGCGCTCGCCGCTGAAGCAGGACAGCGCCGACAGCCTGTCCTTTGCGAACAACTCGTCGATCCGGGTCACCACGTCGACTCGCTCGGGTACCGTCAAGTGGCTGCACATCTCTGAATACGGCAAGATTTGCGCCCAGTTCCCCGACAAGGCCAACGAGATACGTTCCGGCGCTTTCCCTTCGGCTGAGCGGGGTGTCATCACGATCGAAAGCACCGCCGAAGGGGAGGGCGGAGATTTCTACGAAAAAAGTGTCGAGGCGGAGCGGCTGGCATCGACCGGCGCCCCACTCACCCGAAAGGATTTCAAGTTTTTCTTCTTCCCATGGTGGGCTGAGCCGACCTACGCGATGAAGCGCACCAACGTTCCGGTGTCCCCAGAGGACGTTGAGTATTTCGAGCGGATCGAGCACGAGGCCAAAACCGCGCTCTCTGCCGAACAGCGCAACTGGTGGGTGACGGAGGAGAAACAGCAGGGCGGGAACATGAAGCGCGAGTATCCCGCCACCTCCAAGGAGGCCTTTGAGCAGGCCATCGAGGGGGCCATCTTCGCTGACGATATTGCCATTGCCTACAAGCATAAGCGGATCGGCAATTTCCCGTTCGACAAGTCGCGACCGGTCAACACATTTTGGGACCTGGGCCACAACGACGAAACCGCTATCTGGCTGGAACAGGATGTAGGCGGCCAGCCGACCTTCATCGGCTACTACGAGAATTCGGGTGAGGGGATCGAGCATTATATCCGCTGGTTGAAGACCTGGGCGGACGAACATCAGGCCGTGTTCGGCAAGCACTACCTGCCGCATGACGGCGACCGAAAGACCATCTGGACGCCAGAGGGTTCGATGGTCGTGATGGCGAGACTGGGTTTCCGGCCCATCATCGTCAACCGCCACCCAGACAAGTGGGAGTCGATCAAGATCGGGCGCCGCAAGTTCGGCTCCGTTGCGTTCGACGAGGCTGGAACCAAAGAGGGCCTGCAAAGGCTCAAAAAGTATCGCAAGGAATGGGATGAGCGCCGGCTGGTCTGGCGCGATCATCCCCATCATGGCCCGGAATCGAACGGCGCCGATGCCTACCTGACCTTTGCCAATTCGAGCCACACGCCGCAGGCGGGCCCGATCCAAGTACCCGACAAGCACCGACGCAGTTTCTACGACCGTGAGGATGAGGCGGATTCATGGGTGACGGCGTAGGGATCAAGGTTGGGGACGCTGTGCCGCTGCGCTTCAAGCAGTGGTACATCCCCGACCGCGACAAGGCGCGGGCTTGGCGAGAGGAGGCGAAGGAGGACTTCGAGTTCGTCGCCAGCCGGCAATATTCCGAAGACGAGCTGAAGACGCTTGCCAAGCGGAGGCGCCCGGCCGTGGTCTTCAACCGTGTTGGGCCGATCATCGACGCGATCACTGGCTACGAAATCGGCAATCGCCGCGAGGTCCGTTTCATCCCGCGCGAGATGGGCGATGTTAAGCCCAACGAGTTGCTGACCGGCGCGGCGCAGTGGTTTCGGGATGAAGGCTATGGCGATTATGCCGATTCCGCCATGTTCGCGTCTGCGATCATCTGCGGCATGGGCTGGACCGAGACGCGCCTCAACCTGACCGAAGGTCCGAAGCCGAAGCCTACCATGGAAGAGCTCGACCCATTCGAGATGGTCTGGGACCGTGACGCTCGGCAACGCAATCTGCGCGATGCCCGTAGGGTCTGGCGCGTTCGGCGCCTGCCTCTCGCCGATGCTGAAACGATGTTCCCCGGCCGCTCGAAGAGCGAGCTTCACGCAGCCTGGTCCGAGGTGAATTCAGAAGCTGACCTGATGCGGGCCAACGAGCCGACTGCGGAGTCGAACGGCGGCTATGTGACCATCGTCCAGTGCCAGTGGATCGAAAAGGAAGAATACTATCTCGCCGAAGACCCGTTGACGGGGCAGGAGGCGGAATTCACCACTGATGAGTTCGCACAGGCCAACAAGCGGTTGAAGCAGATGCTCGGCATGGAGATGCAGGGCGTGAAGTTCAAGCGCACCGTTCGCAAGCAGGCGTTCTTCGGAGAGGTGGTGCTGAGCTATGGCCCGGCGCCGTGCAACGACGAATTTTCGCTCCAGTGCGTCACTGCCAAGTATGACCGGAACAAGGGGACTTGGTACGGCGTCGTGCGGGCGATGAAAGACCCGCAGCGGTGGGCCAACAAATGGCTCGCCCAGATGATGCATATCATGAATTCAAACGCCAAGGGCGGCATCATGGCCGAGGTCGGGGCGTTCGAAGACCCGAAGAAGGCGCAGGCCGAGTGGGCGCAGCCCGATTCCGTCACGATCATGGCGAACGGAGCGATTTCCGGCCAGATGGTCAAGGAGAAGCCGCAGACGCAGTTCCCGGTCGGTTTCCAGCAGCTCACCGAGTTCGCCATTTCCTCGATTCGTGATGTTTCGGGCGTGTCGGTCGAGCTTCTGGGCATGCGTGAAGCCGACCAGGCCGCGTCGCTGGAGATGCAGCGCCGGCAGGCGGGCATGACGATCCTTCAGCCGCTGTTCGATGGGCTGAAACTTTACCGCGAAATGCAGGGCCGCGTAGTCCTCTACTACCTCCAGAATGACATCCCTGATGGCACGCTGGTCCGTATAAGCGGAAAGGATCAGGAGCGGTACGTTCCCCTGATGAAGGAAGCAGACAAGACGTATGACATCATCGTTGATGATGCGCCGGAATCTCCAAACCAGAAGGAGCAAATCTGGCAGATCATTTCCGGCATGCTCCCGGTCGTCGGCAAGGTCATTCCGCCCGAGTACATCCTGAAAGCGCTCAAATACTCGCCGCTTCCGTCGAGCGTGGTGTCGGAGCTGGAGGAAATGGCCAAGGCGCCGAACCCCGAGGCGCAGAGGCAGGCGGAAATCGCTGCACGCGCGGCGGCGGCCGAGATTGACAAGACCCAATCAGAGGCGGCGCTCAATCAGGCCAAGGCACAGGCCGAGGGCGCGAAGAGCCAGACGGAACAGGTCAAGGCCGAAGCCGAGCGCGAGCAGGCTGCAATGGACATGCAGATATCGCGGCAGGAATTCATGCAGGCGATGGAGCAGATGCAGCTTGAGCGCATCCGCGACCGTGAGAAGCATGAAGCCGACTTGCAAAAGATCGTTGCTCAGATGGCGGCGGTCAATGCCAAGGCAAGCGCACAGCGGCAGGCTGTGACGCAACAGTAGTTCCCGCATGCCGGGCGGGTCATCCCGGCTAAATCAGGCAGGAAGGCAGGAGAATGGCACGCAAGACTGTGACCGAGGACGATTTGGGCCTCGCACCCACGGATGAGGAAATGGAGACAGCGGTCGGCGAGATCGAAACCGCCGATATCGAGCACGCTGAGCCGGCCGAAGCGCCAGAAGAGACTAAGCCGGCGGAACCCGCGCCCAAGGCTGAAGAGCCGAAGATGGTCGATGTTCGGGCGCTTCAGGAAGCTCGGGCCGAGGCCAGAGAGGCGCGGGAGCGCGCTGCCGTCATGGAGCAGCGTTGGAACGACTTCCTCGCCAGCCAGAACAGGCCGAAGGAGGAGAAGCCGGCCGTTCCGAGCACTGACGATGACCCTATCACTGCCGTCAAGTGGACGCAGGATCAGATCATCGCCATGCGCGAGGAAGCCGAGAGGCGGGCTCGCGAGGAACAGGAGGCGCGGCACGCGGCGGAGACCGAGCGTGAGCTTGTTGCCGAGGCAGGCGCCGAATTTGAAGCGGCTGCAAAGGCCGATCCGACGCTCCGTCAGGCCTATGACGCGCTGGTGAAGAGTTTCCAGACTGAGGCGGTCTTGTATCGCATCCCTCCGCATCAGGTTCAGCAGCATCTTGCTCGCACTGAGTTGCAACATCTCGCCTATGCGAGACAGAACCGCATTCCGCTGACTGATTATATCAAGGGCATGGCTCAGGCCCGAGGCTGGCAAGCGGCGCCCGCAGTAGCGGAGCTGCAAGCACCGGCACAGAAAACCGACCTTGCAGCGGTGGCGGCGGCTCAGCAGCGCCATCAGAGCCTTTCCGATGCGCCCGGCGGCGAAGCTGTGGCGCCTATCGACGCAAAGGCGCTAGCCAAGATGACGGACAAGCAGTTCAAGGCCTGGATCGCACAGAAGGGCAATGAACAGAAGTTCGATGAGATTATGGGCGCCTGACCTGCCGGTGGCGCTTGTAGTGGTCCACGTATGAAGACCTGAAATTCATGCTTCGGCCGCCGGGTCCGTCATCCCGGCACCTTCGGGCGCATCTCCCGTCACCGATGCTTCGCCTTGCCCAGCGGGCGTTATCGCGCGGCGCAAACCCCAACCCTTTCAACAGCTTCATAGGAGCCAGAAATGGCAACGACGACCTTTGGCGTGAACGACGCCAATGCGGTCAAGCTGTGGGCGAAGCGTCTCGGTTTCCAGATTGTCTATCGAACCGATATTTCCTCGCTCATCGGTGAGTCCGCGAACTCCATCATCCATCTGAAGTCCGAAACCTCGAAATCGGCTGGCGACAAGGTGACCTTCTCGCTCATGACCGAACTGATGGGCGACGGCTTCACCGAGGCTGAAATCGCCGAAGGCAACGGCGAAGCCCTTTCGATCTACGCCGATTCCATCCTCATCAATGAGCTTGGGCACGTTGTCGGCGTTCCGAACAAGGGTCGGGCGATCGATGACCAGCGCGTGCCGTTCAACCTGCGTGACGCAGCCCGCATGGGCCTTCGTGCGTGGTGGGCAAAGCGCCTGTCCGTGATCTTCTTCAATCACGTCTGCGGCTACACGCCGGAGACGCGCGCGAAGTATCGCGGCAACAACGCTATCCTGGCCCCGTCCTCGGGACGCCAGATCTGGGTCGACACCGCCGCCAACAACTCGGACGGAGACGAAAACCTCGCCAGCGACGACATCATGTCGCTGAAGTGGATCGACTACGCCCGTGAGATGGCGGAGACCGCAGCGAACCCGGTTCGTCCGATCAACGTCGAAGGCTACGACGACGGTCGTGACATCTCGGGCGGCAAGTACGTCATGTACCTGCACCCCTACCAGGTGACCGATATCCGCACTTCCACGAGCACCGGCCAGTGGCTGGACATCCAGAAGGCGGCTCTGTCGGGCTCGGCCACGTCGAAGAATCCGATCTACACGGATGCTCTCGGCGAATACAACAATGTCATCCTGAAGAAGGCCAACCACGTTACTCTGGGCGCCAATTCCAGCACCCCGACGACTTCGGTTTCGAGTGTTCGCCGTGCCGTCCTGTTGGGCGCTCAGGCGTGCGCCATGGCCAGCTCCAAGGACGGCGGTGAAACCGACTTCTCGTGGAACGAGGAACTCCTCGACCACAAGCGCAAGCTGGAGGTGTCGGTCATGTCCATCTTCGGCATGAAGAAGACCCAGTTCAACAGCACCGATTTCGGCACTGTTGTCGTGTCTTCCTATGCCGCTGCCCACACGTGATAAGGAGGGCTAGCACATGGCTACCAACACCGCGGGCACCGGTGCCCGCCTCTATCAGTCCGAGCAGACGCACTATCTGACTGCTCCGATTGTCTACACCACGCTGTCGACCTCTCTTGGCTACCTCCCCAAGGGGGCGGCCGTGGTGGATGCCGGCGTGATCGTGACGACGGCGTTTGCGGGTGGAACCCCGCAGACGCTCGATATCGGCACCGCCGCCGATACCGATGGGTTTGCCACTGCGCTTGTCATCACGTCCAAGGGCCTCAAGGCTGCGGACGAACTGGCAACGTCGGACGACCTCATCGCGACGGCCGACACCGAGATCAAGGCCACTCTCTCGGCGGGCGCTACCGTTTCGGCCGGCGCCGGGTATGTCTACGTGGCCTATATCATGGTCGACCGCTCCGCGTGATGGATGCGTTGACCTACTACACTTGGGCGGCGGGATTCGTCTCGCCGCCTGAGGTTCCCGTGAAACCTGTTCCCAAGGGCACTTGCCCGAAGTGCGGCAAGCACGTCGGCAGGGGCGTCCATTTCCATGCCAAGAGGTGCAAGGGATGACGACGCGCGCAACGCTCAAGGCGGAAATTCTGGATGATCTGGACCGCTCGTCGACGGCTGATGGAACGCGCGTCCTGTCGGCAATTTCGAGCGCCATCAAATTCTACCAGTCGAAGCGGTTCTTCTTTAACGAAAGCCGCGCGGTGACGTTCAGCACGGCTGATGGGACGAGCGATTATACCTTCGCGAGCATTGGGACCGAATTTTACCGGCTCGACGGCGTGTTCGTCACCATTTCCAGCTCGGATGTCCGCGAACTGGACCGCTCGGACCCACTGGAAATCGAAAGCCTGATCGCAAACGAAGCGACCACAGGTCAACCGTCCGAATACGCGTATTTCGACCGGACGCTTCGGCTCTGGCGCATTCCCGACGCGATCTATTCGGTTCGCCTCGTAGGCCATGTAAAGATTGCCGAGCCGGCGACGGATGATACTGCCAACAACGAGTGGTTCACCGAAGCCTACGAACTGATCCGCTGCCGTGCGAAGGCGTATCTTTACGCGCACGTGTTCCCCGATCCCAGCATGGCTCAGGTGATGCAGGCAGCCGAACAACAGGCGCTGGGCACATTGATGCTTGCGACCGTCGCCAAGGTCGAACTTGGCCGACTGGAGCCCACGGAATTCTGATGATCCCCTTCGGCGAGTTCGCACCCAGCCTGGCGGACACCACGCCGGGCCGATCTTCCGTGATCGACGGTGTTATCCCGCGGGCTGACGGCTCATACGGGCCCATGCCGCAGCTTGTCACACAGTCCGGCGCGAGTGCGCTGCCGAGCGCACCGAAGGGCCATATCTCGTTCCCGAAATCAGACGGGACGTATGCGCGCTACATCGCGACGGCGAGCAACTGGTACGACGTTGGCGCGGATGGATCGATTTCGTCCATCGGATCGGGATATGCCGTCCCGCCGGGAGACCAGGAAAGCTTTGTCCGGTTCGGGACCAAGCTTCTGGGTTCCAACACGTTCGACGGCATGCGCGCTTACGATGTGGAGACGGGCGGAGCGATCAGTGCGGTCTCCGGCGCGCCGAAAGCCCGGTGCATCTTTGAACTAGGCGGGTTCATCGTCGCGCTGGATTGCGACGGCGACAATCGGCTGATCCGCAACTCCGACTTCAACGATCACACGAGCTGGACCACGGGCGACGGCGTTGCGGATAGCCAGCCGGTCGAAGACGGTGGGGCGCTGATTGCCGGAGCAGCCATCGCGCAAGGCATGGCGCTCATCTTCCAGCGCGAGGCGATCCGGCTGATGACGGTGCAGGCGTCGGGTGCGCTCTACTCGTTGTCGCTGATCGAGAAGAATGCCGGGGCCGTCTCGGCGAAATCGGTCGTGCAGGTGTCTGGTGGGGCCTTCTTCCTTGACACGGATGGTCCGAAGTTCGCGTCGGCCGGCGGGGTGCAGCCAATAGGGCAGGCTAGAGGTGTTTCGGAGTGGTTTCTTGCCCAGGTTGGCGCAGCGCGGCTGACCGAGGTTGAGGGCGCCTATGATCGCTTCCGGCGCATCGTCTGGTGGCGCTTCCCGGTCAGCAATGACAGCGATTCCGTTTTTAGCCGCATGATCGGCTACCACGTCGACTTGCAGAAGTGGGTCACGCTGACCGTCAACACGTCCGCAATCTTCACCACGGCGCTGCCCGGCTACACGTGGGACACGATCCCCGATCTTTCGTGGGACACCATCATGGATGTGCCCTGGGATGATCGGTCGCTTGCGGGCGGCGAGCCGACCTTTGGCGCGATGGATGGCGATCTGAAATTCAGCTCGTTCAGCGGCTTGCCAATGGCTGTGACGCTCGAAACCGCCAAGGCTGACTTGGGGTCGTCGCGGCTGTTCAATCGCATTGCGCTGATCGGGGATGGAGCAGACGCGACCTTGCAGCTCGGCGTCGCCGACCGGTTGCAGGACGCTATCGCGTGGAAGGATGCAGTGAGCCTGACCGCCTCGGGAACGTTCACGGTGCGAGGCAGGGGCCGCGTCGTCCAGTATCGGTTGAAGCGGGCGGCCGGCGATAGCTGGACCTCAACGGCTGGCCTCGATTTTCCGAACGGATTCGGTCGATGAGCGTGTTTGGTATCGACAGCGGCATCCCGCGCACGGCGCACGCAGTTCTGTCGGGCACCTCCGCCACCACGATCGTCAACGCCACCGACCGTTCCAACATCTACCTCGTCGGGCTGCTGCTTACCAATGTGAGCGGCGGGGCGCTGACCCCGGTGGTGGATGTATACGACGGCACGACGGCTTTCAGGCTGAGGGATGATGCGTCTCTGGCCGATCAGGCGCGCGAAGTTCTGGCGATCCCAGAGTTCGTCCACGTGAAGAAGGGCGAAGTGCTGCGGGTCACGGCCAACACCGGCCTGCACGTGTTCGCCTCGTATGTCGAAGTGCTGGCTAACCAGACGCAGAAGGTCGCGGGGTAGTGCGCGTCGCGGAAATCGCTTCGGGCGACATTCCGGCGAATTGGGAATGGATGCGCGCGCTGCTGGCCCCTGCCATCGCGCTTGGAAATCGCAGCGAAGATGACGTTCGCGAGATGCTGGAGATAGGCCAGTTTCACGCGCTGAGGGTGAGCGATGGCGGTGACGGGGTGATCGTCTACGAAATCGCGGACGGGCCGCGAGGTCGGACGATGTTCATCACCTACATCGCTGGAACGCTGGACGGCGGCCCGAAGGAGCGGCTGGGAAAGATGCGGCAGATGGAAAGCGCTTTCGCGACGGTGGCAAAGGCAGTTGGCTGCGTCGAAATGAAGGGCGGCGGTCGCAACTGGCATCGTGTGCTGTCTGGATGGGAGCCGGACGGCGGTCCCGATATCTCGATAAGGAAGGCGGTCTAGGATGGCTAGCATCTATGACGGTAGTGGCGGCTTCGGCGATCTAGGGCTCGGTACAGGATCGTCGACGGCCAGCCCTGCGGCGGCCTATTCAGCATCGGGCGGCAGCAGTAGCGGTGGCGGCGGAAAGGGAAGCAGCACGCCGAAGGGCACGTTCCTCGGTGGCCCTTCGATTTCGGCTGAGGACTTCAACACTGCGCTGCGGAGCGACGCATCTGCCGCTTATCGGAAAGGTCCTGTCCAGACGACCTATTCGGGCCTCTCCGACGCGTCCAAGGGCGCGATCAACAACCTGATCGCATCCACCAACAATGGCAATCGCGGCATCCTCGATCAGGCCTACAACTACAATTCCGGGCTCCTCAAAAATGGCGGCCTCACCGGCGACCAGACGCAGAGCATGGACTATTTCCGAGGTGTGATGAATGGCGGGGAGGATGACCCTGCTTTCCAGCGTCTCCGGACCAACGCAATCGACGATGCGCGCACCGCGATCAACCGCCAGTTCGGCGCCTCGGGCCGGTTCGGTTCCGGCGGCCAGATGATTGACCTCGGGCGAGGCCTTGCGGACGCGGCCGCATCGATGGACTTCCAAAACCTCCAGCGTAGGGACGCTGCGGCGCAAGGGCTGTTCGGCATGGCGCAGACGGGCACGGCGAACGCGATGGGTGCGGCCGATCGCGCGCCCGAGATGTATCAGAACATGCTCCTGCCCTATCAGACGCAGATTCAGGGCAACGCGCTGCTGGACGCAGACGCGGCGGCCCGTGCTGCCTTCGACCCGAACTATCTGCATCTGGCGAAATATCAGGGCTTGCTCGGCAACAATTCGGCAGCACCACAGCCGGCCAAGCAGCCCGGCGCGCTGGACTATATCGGCGCTGGCGCGGGCCTTCTCACGGCGCTGCTGTAGGAGCTACCGATGGCTGGTCTTCTCTCCTCCGCCCTCATGGGGCCGGCGCAGCGTCTCGGCGCGGTTGCGGCGCCTGCGGCAGCGGCAACGCCGATGGCATCCAGCGGTCTCCTCTCCATGTTCGCTCCTCAGGCCGCGCAAAGCCCGCTGTACCAAGCGTTCGACCAGCGCCGGAATGTGCTGATGGGCGCGCTGTTGGGCGGCGTGGGCGCGGAAAGCCCGCTGGAGCGTCTGCGCGGCATTGCTCAGGGCGCGCTCAAGGGCCGGGAGGCGGATACCGCCTACGGGCTGGAGATCAAAAAAGAAGCGCAGCAGAAGCAGGCGATTAACAAGACGCTGGAGCTGCTGACGCAGAAGCGGCCCGACCTCGTGCCGTGGGTGGAGTCGGGCGCTATCACGCCGGTCGACGCGTTCAAGATGCTCTATGGCGGCAGTGATGCGAGCGTCTACGGCACGCCGATCTACGGCACGGATGCACAGGGCAAACAGGTTCTCGGCGTCATCGGGAAGGATGGTACGTTCAAGAAGCTCGATACGGGCGGCGTCACGCCGACACCGGGTGTCCAGTGGCAGGACTTTGGCACTTACCGTCAGGGCTTCGGCAAGGGCGGTCAGCCGGTCACGCCGCAGATCGGCATCGACAACTACGGCAAGGGCTACGACTCTTCCGCCGGCGACGTGGCGGGCAAGCGCGCCGGCGAATTGCCGGTGATGAAGAACAAGGCGCTCTCGTCCATGGATGCGCTCGACAACCAGCGGATGGTGGTTGAGGACAATATCGGCCGCGCCATTTCTGACATTCAGGCGAACCCTGGCATCACCACCGGCCTCGTTGGCGGCATCGCGAGCGCAGTCCCCGGTTCGCCAGCCTATGCGCTCAAATCGAAGCTCGACACGATCAAGGCCAATGTCGGGTTCGACAAGCTCCAGTCGATGCGGGAGAACTCGCCGACCGGCGGTGCCCTTGGCCAGGTGTCCGACTTCGAGAACCGGCAGTTGCAGGCGATCTTCGGCAATCTGGATCAGGCTCAGACGGCGGAAGACCTCCTGTACAATCTCCAGATGCTCCGGCAGGTGCTCGCCAACTCGCGCGACGCGCGGCGACGCGCCTTCGCGCGAGACTTCGGCGAGGAAGTCGGTGTGCCGGCGCCTTCTCCTGCGCAAGCGCCGCAACAGCCCGACGCTGGAGGCCAGCGCTTCAAGTACAATCCGGCTACGGGTGAACTCGAATGATCGAAGTCGAGCTACCTGATGGCTCCATTGCCGAATTTCCGGATGGCACGCCGCCGGAGGCAATGAAGAAAGCCATCCAGAAGAAATTCCCCGTGAAACCGGGCATGGTCGAGGATGCCGGCCGATCCTTCCTGTCCGGCTTGAGGCAGGGCACGGAAAGCATGGTCGGCATGTTCGGTGATGCGAACAAGATGACCGGCGATGCGCTGGCATGGGGCGCGGGAAAATTGGGAGCCGGTGAAGGAGTGCAGGGCGCCATTCGTTCCGGCGCGCGCATCGTTTCGCCGTTCCCGAACGCACCGACCACGCAGGAGCTACAGCAGAACATCACTACTCCTGTTGTGGGAGAGGCGTATCAGCCGCAGACGCTGCCCGGTGAATATACCCGAACCATCGGGCAGTTCGCGCCGGGCGCAGCGCTCGGCCCCGGCTCGTTCGGGCAGAAAGTCGCGATGGCTGTTGTCCCGGCGATGTCTTCCGAGACGGCGGGGCAGGCGGCGCGTCTGTTCGGGCTGGAGAGGTATGAACCCTATGCCCGCGCCGCTGGCGCTATTGCTGGCGGCGCGCTCGCGGCAGGGCGCACGAATCCCGCTCAGCAGGCAGCAAAGGGCGCGCCGACGCGCGAAGCGCTCAAGCAGCAGACGGACGACCTGTACGGGCAGTTGCGCGACGCGGGCATCAAATACGATTCCAACGCTTACGGGCAGTCTGTCGTGAAGATGGCGGCCGATCTCCGCAAGGCAGGCTTCCGTGAGTCTGTGGCAGGCGACGCTTTCAAGGTTGTCAACGAACTCGCCGACGATGTTGCCCGTGGCGTCTCGCCGGACTTCGACGACATCAACGGTCTCGTCCAGTCGATCGGGCAGAAGGCGCGCGACGCCGCACGACAGGGTGACAATACACTCGCGAAGGCCTTCGGCATCATCCGTGACAATCTGGACGATCTGGAGCGGGCCGGCGCGACGATCAGCACGACGCCTATGCCCAAGGCTCAGCAGATCGCCTTGACCAAAGCGGCTCGCGAGACGGCCCTGCGAAACATCAAGGCTCGCACGCTGGAGGAAGTGCTGGCCAACGCCGACACATACCGAGCGGGGCAGGAGGCAGGCATCCGCAACGGCATCGGGAACCTGCTCCGATCCAAGAAGGGGATCCAGCTATTCCGCGGCGAGGAGCGGGAGGCGCTCTTGGAAGTCGCCAACGGCAGGAAGGCGCTCCAGACGCTCTCCAAGTTCGGCTTTGACCTGTCCAAGCTTTCCGGCAACGCGACGCTCATGCCCACGCTCGGTATCGGCACGGCCTATGGCCTCGGAGGGCCGATCGCCGGTGCTGCGCTCGCGGCAGGAGGCACGGCGGCGAAAGCGCTGTCGCCTGCCATGACGATGCGAGCCTTCGATCAGGCATCGGCTGCAATCCGGTCTGGATTGATCAATGCGCCTCAGACGCAGCAGGCGGTGCGTTCGCAGAACATCGCAGCGCTGGCCCGGCTACTCCTCGCCAGCAAAGCCGGTGAGGCGAGCGCGACGCAAAATCAGAAACGCCTCCAGCCGGCACAATAGGAGCGTAAATCCGTACGAGGCTATGAAGCCCCACCCGCCCATGATGTAGGGGTTGATCTCGTACTGGTAGGCGTCCTGAAACCAGATAGCGGCGAACACGACGCTGAGGAAAATCGCAAGCTGCAACAGCTTGACAATCCATGGGCTGAAAAGGTGATCGTCATTCATCCGCCGACCATAGTCAGATCGGCGGATGTTGCCAATGGCGGCAGCGAAGTTGAAGGCTTCATCCATGACCACGGGCTTGACCATGTCTAAAATGAAGGGCGACGCGACCTTCGGTAAAGTCGATGGAAAACCGGAAGCTGGCCAGAACGTCCCTGCCGATCAGGATATCGTGCGGGGGTGCGAGGGATGGAAGCCCCGCCGCATCAAGTTCCACCCACGGGAGCCCGGAGATTGCTATGTGGACGGGGAAGAAGTGAGCGGCAATTGGCTCCCGCCCGGCCTCATGGATGAAGCCTTCACCAGTTGGGACGATCCCGAGACGTGCGACAAGAGCCGGGCTGAGCCCGGTGCCGGCCGCGCCGGTATCGAACAGGGCGAGGGCCTGGAACGCCGGTTGCCCGGCAACTCTTATGTCAACAGGGGCAGTCGGGCCATGCTGGACGAGGTCATCGACAGGTTGATGAAAGCCGACCTTGGCCCAGACGGTTTTGTCGTCATCTGCCATCGTGGCGCGTCCGCTGCGTAACGAGCATGATTTCCTCCCAAAGGGAGGAGCATGTCTCTAGCCGCTGCGGGAGTCGAGAGCGCTACTTGCAGCCCTTCCAATAGACCTCGTAGTCCACCACTAGGGCAACGTCACCAACAAACGCGTAGCCGAAGGATTTCCCATCGGCTGTCGTTGCGTATCGCCGGGCAACGCCTGTTCCGGCGCTTGCCGTAGAAATTTCGATGTCTTTGCCGTCGTGGTGCCAAACCCATTCAGGGTCCACGCCTGGATCGTTGACCGTAATCGTCTGCTTTGCGTCGTCTTCGTTCTGGTAGCACTGCCCAGCAAACGAGCTGGAGGCGGATGCCAGCAAGACGATCATCGCAATGGCTATTCTCATCGAACGGCTACTTGCAGTTGGGATCGAAGCGCTCGGGTCCAAGCCAGAACTGACCGTCTGGTGTGGTGACTTGGTTTGCGTCGAGGGTGGCCGGGTCAACAGCTAGCATAATGCCCGTACCCGTCCCGGCGCTTTGCAACATCAGGTGCGTTTCTTTGCCGTGGTCGACGAGGGTCAGGCTGAAATTCTCTCGGTCGAAATGCAGTAACCGAGACGGGTCTTTCGTGCTCTTGAAATCATCGCAAGCGAGAGCCGACGTAGCGAGCGCCGCCAGAGCGGCTGCGAGTATGTAGCGCATTTCCCAAAAATAGTGAGGCAACCGCCCGATGGCAACACCGAGCGTTTTTGATCGCGCGGCATATTTTGCTATGTCGCAGCCCAATCCGTTGGCGGCATACTACGAGGCGCTTTCGCAGCACCCGAACGTGCATCGCGGCCTCGAAACACTGAAGGCGGCCGAGGGGACGGCCCGGAAGGGCAAGGACCCGTATTCGGTGGGTTTCGGTGACAGGCACATAGCGGACCTGTCGCGACACCCAGGGAAGTTTTATGGTTTCAACGAGAAATCGGGAGCACGGAAAAGCACCTCGGCGGCTGGCGGATACCAATTTATCGGCCGAACTTGGGATCGCATGGCTAATAAACTCGGGCTGGAGGACTTCAGTCCCAAGAGCCAAGATATAGCCGCCCTTGCGCTCATAGATGAGAAGCCGGGCGCGCTGACAGCGCTGGTGAACGGCGACCTGCGCGGTTTCGTCAACAAGGTGGGCAACGAATGGGCATCTCTGCCGAGTTCAACGGTTGATCAGCCCCACCGCTCGTGGGATCAAATCCAGTCCTACTGGGACAGCACCCTTCCGAGCCGCGCGCCTGCTCCCACGGCCCGCCCCGAAATGCCCCTGCCGGCTGTGCCCGTCGACCCTGTAGCGCGAGCGCCTTTGCCGAACCTCCCGGGTGTGGTCACTCGCGCCGCGCTGCCGGATTTGCCGTCCCCCGCAGCCGGCGCCCGTGCGGCCTCAGAGATGCAGGGTTACGTCCCCGGCTCAATCACGCTGCCTGACGTGCCCGCTGCTCTCTCGACGCCGCCGGCTATCGCCGCGCCCATGTCGTACCCGTCCGTGGCCAATCCACCCGCCGGGCTGACGCTGTCGCTGCCCGGAACGACCACTCTGCAAGGCGTGCATACGATGCCGGCTGTGCCGCGAGACATGCCGACGCTACCAAGCCCGGTTGCTCCCCCGGCACAGGTGCCAGCCGCATTGCCGTCAGTCCCGGCACCGACCGTCGATCGGGCCGCAACCCGTTCGCTCCCGAGCATCGCAACCCCGCCCACGGGCCTTTCCATCAGCCTGCCGTCTGCCGTGCCGCCCACATCGGTCCAGACGTCAAAGGCCGGATTGATTGCCGACTTCCCCGACCCGCCGCCTGCTCCGGGCCGACAGGCCGCGATTGACGTAGCGAAGGGGGCAACCAAGGGCCTGATGGCAGGCGGCCTGCCGGGCGCCATCCTTGGTGGCATTCTCGGCCCTGCCATGGCGCAGATCGGACGGAACAAAGCGAGCAACGCGCTGGGCGTCGGGTCTCGCATCAGCCCGTTCAATGGCATCTTCGGCGCCTACAAGAACATCTTCGGGCGCATGGGCCTGCCCAGCTTCGGCAGCATCTTCGGCGGGATGGCTCCGAACTACGGAGCCGCGCAATACGGCATCGGCTCAGGCTATGGGGCCATAGGCAGCGCGTTCGGCGCTCCTGCGGGAGCAACCGCCTATTCGCGATCCAACCCCGAGGTGTCGTTCACGTCGCTGGGCAACGGCTATGTGAGCCGATCGAACTCAAAGACCGGCGTGACCTACACGATGTCGGCCGATGACTACGACCCTGGCACGTCGGGCAGGAGCGGGGGCAGTTCCGGTAAGGGCTCGTCGGGCAAGGGCACCGGCGGTCTGTTCTAGCACAACCAGCATCGGTTCACACGGGGCGGTCTTCGGGCGGCCCTTTTTCACAGGTGAGACATGGCCAAAACAAAAGTCAGCGATTGGGACACGACGGCAGCGAACAATACCGATGTCGGCAACGTAGGCATCGCCGGGTCGAACAGCATCCGGCTGGGTAACGATGCAATCCAGGAAGTGATGGCTCAGATTGCCAAAGTGAACGGAGGCACGGACGCCGTTTCGGATACATGGGCCTTCGCCGACCCGGCCGACACGACGAAGCGCGTCCGCCTCGATGCCGGCAACGTCACCGCCGGCCAGACGCGCTTGCTCATCATGCCCGACCGCGATGTGACGCTGGGCGGGGAATGGGTAACGTTCCGGAGCGTCACCATCTCCAACCAGGCCGTGGTCGATCTTACCGGCTGGCCGTCCGACGCGAAGGTTGTCGAAATCACCTTTGACAGCGTCTCTCCGGTGACGGGAGGGGCGAACCTCTACTTCCGCACTTCGACGGACGGCGGGGCAACGTTTGCTTCTTCCGCAGGCGACTACCGCTACACGCATCTGCGCTCCACCGTGAGCGGGTCGGTGGCGGAAGCCGGTAGCGCATCAGATTCTACAATCGTCATATCGTCGGGTGTAGGAAACGCGGCCGGGCGCGTGGTCTCGGGCACGATTCGAATCTACACACCCGGCGACGCCAAACAGATCACCATGACCTACCAATGCGATGGCACCGACAATTCGGGCAACGGCTTCTCCGTGTCCGGTGGAGGCCAGCGCCGCGCCGTAGCGGACGTAGACGCAATCCGTCTCCTGTTCAGTAGCGGAAACCTCAACTCCGGCAAGGTCTACGGGCGGTACTGCCGATGACCTATGCCTACTACTCCGCTGGGCTGGGAACGGTCGCGCTTAGCAACTATGCGCCTGGCCTGACCGAAATCGTCACCGATGGCGAGCCCCGTGACATGGTGGTGGCCTGCGACCAGGCGCGCCGCATCTACGGCATCGTCGGGGGCGTGGCGGTGTGGAAGCGCGACTACCCGTTATCGTGGCCCCGCGCGATGGCCATGTTCCAAGGACTTCTGTTCAACGGGACCGGGACCAGCATCGAGGTCATCAACGCACGCACCGGTTACCTGCATCGCGTGATGACCGTGCCGAATGCCCCGAGCGCGGTCTATGGCATCTCGGTCACCGAGCACGCCGGCCAGACGTGGGTGATCCTGTGCTTCGGCGGCGAGGGCGCCGGCACGGTGCGCGGCTACACGATGCAGCACCTGCAACTGACCGAAGCGTTCATCAACCCTCAGGTGGCCAAGAACCCACGTCACGCCGAGCTGATGGCCGGATGGGTGTTCGTGTGCGACACGTTCGGGCACCGCGTCTATGGCGTGACGCTCGGCGGTGCGATGCGGGACAGCGTGGCGGTCTACTTCCCTAACCACGTGCACATGCTGGCGTCGAACGTCGGACTGATCTGCGCCGAGCACGAAAACCGCATCGTCCGCTGGCAGTATTCGCCGACCGTCGAGTTTTCGATTGAGGTAGGCGCGCCGGTCGCACCGTTCAACGACCCGACCAAGCGCAAATCTGACATCGTGGCAATCGAAGCGACGACGCTGGATCCCGCCTCGATCTATTCCCCGAGGAAATCCCTCTGCTCCGAGGAAGCGCAGGGGGGCTGCACGCTCTACAGTCCGAACTCGGCTCGGCTCTATGGCACCGACCTTCTGGTCGCCGACACCGACAACCACACGGTCAAGGTGTTTCGAGCCGGCTCGGTCGTCACCAAGGTCTCGGGTTTCAACAACCCGGTCACGGCGCTTTTGATCTAACCCAAGCCCCCACCACTTTCGCAACCCCTGACCCACTCTGCTGGAAACGGCGGAAGGAGAACACGCATGGACCTGACGCATCCGAACACGCGCCTGCTCATCGACGAGTGCAAGAAGGCTGGCCTTCTCCGCAACCAGTGCGCTTATGTGCTGGCGACCGCATGGCACGAGACAGGCACCTATCGCTACATGCGCGAGGTATGGGGACCGACCGCGGCGCAGAAGCGCTACGAGGGCCGCAAAGACCTCGGCAACACGGTCAAGGGCGACGGCAAGAAGTTCCTCGGGCGTGGCTTCGTGCAGATCACGGGCCGGCGGAACTACACCGACTGGTCCAAGCGGCTCGGGGTCGACCTGCTCAAAGAGCCGCAGCTTGCCGAACAGCCTGCCATAGCAGCTCGCATCATCGTGGACGGAATGAAGCTGGGCGCGTTCACGGGCAAGACGCTTGCGGACTACGTCACGCTCACCAAATCCGATTTCCACGGTGCGCGCCGGATCGTGAACGGCACGGACAAGGCCGGCCTGATCGCTGGCTACGCCATCAAGCTCGATGACCTGCTCAAAGCGGAAGGATATGGCGCAGCGAAGCCCGCTGACGCGCCTAAGCCCGTCGCGGCTCCCCAATCCCCTCCGCGCGAGCCCGCCCCGCAGGCGTCGCCATCTCCGCTGCCCGTCAACGGGGGCGCTGTCGGCATTCTTCTAGGCGGCATCGCGGCGATCCTCGCTGGAGCGTGGGCTTCGCTCTCCGGGCTTCCCTGCGAATACCTCAACCTGTTCTGCGGAGGCTGACATGCTGAAACGATGGTTTCGAGACAGCGAGACGCTGCTGTGGGCCCGCCTGCAAACCGCGCTCGGCTTCGCCGTCTCGGTGCTCACCTTCGTGGATCCTCAACTGCTGGCGCCAGTCCTGCCGTCGAAGTGGTTCCCTGTGTTCCTGCTGGCGAATGGATTGGCGACGGAATACCTGCGCCGCCGCCGCGCGAGTGACCTGAAATGAGCGCGTGGCTTCTCATGCGGCCGAATGAGTGGCGCGTTTGGGCATGGCGCGCCGCACTCAATGCCCCGGTTCTGACGCTTGTGCGCGGCCGGCCTTGGGAGGACTGCCAATGAGCGAACGCAAAGCCTGGTTCTGCCCGTCATGCCAGAAGCATCACGGCCCGCATGTGGATACCTGCCCGGGTGTAGCCGGCGCTCAACCCGCTTCAGCGCCGCCTAACCCCGGCACCACCCCTTACTGGCCGCCGGGCGAGTGGCTCCCAACGACGACAGACGAGCCGTGGATTCCTTACTGGCCGGTGGTCGGGTCCGCTGGTTACCGACCGTCCTTCGATCCCGACCGCATGGTCGTCGTGGGGGTGAGCCAATGAGCGCGCTATTCGGAAGCCTGCTGCCGTACATCATCGCGGCCGTCGCAGCGCTGGCCGCCTTCGTCGGCGCTTACCTCAAGGGCAAGTCCGCCGGCAAGCAGAGCGAGCAAGCCAAGCAAAACCGTGCCCGCCTCGATGCAATCAAGGACAGGAAGGAACTGGACAATGAGATTGATGGCCTCGGTCCTGCTGATCTCGACGCTCGCTTTGATCGCTGGCGCGTGCACGACGACAGGCGGTGACTTCTGCGACGTGGAGCGCGTCTGGCGGCCGCAGCCGGGCGTGAACTACTCCGCCGGGGACAAGCGCGCGATGGTCGCCCACAACGAGTTTGGCGAACGCGCCTGCGGCTGGCGCCCGTGAACCTTCACATCAGCAGTGCATTCAGCAGGGGGCAGGGGACGTGACGCCACCGAAAGCAGAAGCGATGGAAACAGACCTCCGCAGCCGGGTCGTCGCGATGGAGCAGGGCAGCCAGAACCGAGAGGCGCGCCTTGCCGCCATCGAAGCATGGCGCACCCAACGGGACATCGAAAGCGCCCGGCATGATGAACGCTGGTCGCACATGGAAAAGCGGCTGGACGGCATCGAGAAGGACATCGGCGGAATTCAGGGCACGCTCACGTGGATCATGCGCATCGTGATCGGCGGAATACTGATGGGCATCGTTGCCTTCCTGCTCAAGGGCGGATTCGCTCCTTGAGCACTATGCATTTTCTGCGCATTGCTCGCGCCGCCGGCTCCGGCCGGCGGGGCCTTTTTGCGTCTCAGGCGCCGTCGTAGGGCGCGAGGCCGGCGAGCAATGCCGCGCAGGCGAGTGCGGTTTCGACGCCGGCGCCCTGTTTTTTGCGCTTCAGGAGGCCGTTGGCACTGATCCCGAGCAGCCGGGCGCATTCGACATCCGAGCGAGCACGGCCGGCCGCTTTCATCGAGGCCAGCCAGGAGTTGAAATCGTCGGGGGACATGTGGTGGCTTTCCAGTGTGGTTGGTTGGTTGCGGTACGGTCGCCGACATGCAATGATGCGTAGGCTGATTTATGTTGGCCGTGGTTGCGGTACGGTCTCGGTGAAAAGCTTGGCCTTAGGTGCCATCGCGTTTTCTGAACAACCGTTGATCGTGCCGTTAACAAGCTGAGGCCCTCCGGGGCCAATATGCACCAGATGGGGGCAGGCTCCGGCCTGGCCCCCTTTTCATTTTCCGAACCAGCGGTCAGCCACCTCGCGGCGACGAGCCTTGTCGTGGCGCATGGCCGGGTAAGCCTCGATGATGATGTCTGTCTGCTCATGCTGCCTGGCTGTCAGGAAGCGGGCCTTGAACGGCGCTTCGTAAGCGTCCTGCTTCGCCATGGCATCCGCGCGCTTGGCCGCCTGTTCTTTCGCGTAGGCTGCATCGCCTTCGATGATTTCGGCGGCCTTTGCAGGCGTAGCATCAGCGAAGTAGACGGTACGCTCGGCTATGCGGAAGTCTTGGTTCGCCAGATGGTCCGAAACCCGGATACGACCATGGCCGCTGACTTCGAAATATGCGCTGAACTGGCCGTTGCGGTTGGTTGAGAAGTCGATCGTGGACACGGCCTTGCCGAGCGTCTGGAACGCCTGCTGGAAGGTTTTGGCCGCTTCGAACACTTCGTTCGTTGTCATGTCGATCTCCTTTGTTGAGATCAATTTATCAAACCGAGTTGGATATGGCAAGCAGAAACTCACACCTGGTTGGATAAAAGCAAAGAAGTCGGTCAGCGCTACCGCTCGCGAGCCAGATCCTCGATCGCCTCAAACCACGCCGCCTCAACCGCCTCTGCGGCCGCCTTCTTTGACAAGGCATGGCCATTCCTGTTCACGGACCTACGGCTGCCCGGGATCTGACCATAAGCAGTCCAGAACCAGCGGTATTCGTCCGTTGGGCTGGAAATCATCTTGTAGATACGGCCGACTGGATTGCCGGCTTCGTCGTGGCTGTGGAAGTCGGCCTTCACTTCCGGCCAGGTGTAAGACCATTTCAGGCGAAGCGGCATCGGTCTACCGGATCAGCGCATAGACCAGCCCGCCTATCTGCGCCAGCACGACAATGGCTGCGGCGGTAGCAAGGGACCAGAGAGCGCGGGATTCGAGGCGGCGGGTCATCACAAAGCGGGATTTTCGGGAGTTGTTGTGCGCGTTGTAATGCGCTGGCTGGTCGGAGTGGCAGGATTTGAACCTGCGACCCCATCGTCCCGAACGATGATATAGCCCGTTTAGTCCGTCTTTGTTCCCTCTTTCACCCCGATTTCGTTCTCACTCAATGTCAGTTGGTGACGCTGAATCCGTGCGCAAAGTGTGCGCTTTCATCGGCATTACGAGCGGCGCTGTCAGCAGTTCCAGACGCCTGCGCTCCAATGCCGCCATCTCTTCGACTGTCCACCCGTCTGGGCCACGCGGCGGAAGGCCGATGGCTGCCCGGTCGTGATCTGTAACGACCTCTACGCCTTGCTCGGAAAATACGTCCAGCACCGTATCGTGAACGACCCGCGCTACTCTGTCGGGCAGATCGTCAGGATGTATTGCATTGATACGCGGCCAGAGACGCTCGAAAACCGCAGCAGCGAGCAAGTCAGCGCGTCGGCGGCGAAGGTCGATCCGCATAATTTCCTGAGTAGCCGTTCGCATTCACGCTCTCCTTTTCGTCATGGCGTCCGCCGCTTGCTTCTGGAATTGGGCGTGGTGGTGCCCGTAGGTGCGCTCCAGCATCTCGGCAGTCATCCCCAGGAAACCGGCCGCCTGCCACACGTCAACGCCGGCCTGCATGAGCCACGTCGCGGCGGTGTGGCGCAGCGTGTGTGGCGTTACATCTTTGGAAAGACTAGTATTTTTCCTTGCGGAGCGGAAGGCTTTCTTGATGGAAAGCACCGAGGAGCCGTTCCAATTCACGACATAACGGATATTGCCGTCGAGCCTTTTCCAGCGGCGCATGTGCGCTAGAAGCCGGGCCGGAATCGCTGCCGGGGGCTGGCGCTTCTTGGTCTGTCTCTGCCCGCTTCCCGAGCGATGCAGGATCCCGGCATCAAGGTCTACATAGCCGGTGTTGATCGAGGGCACCCACGACAGGCCCAGGATCGCCCCGGAGCGCGTCCCGGTATAGAGACCGATCAGGATGAACCGGCAAAGGTGCGGCGTCCGTCTCGCAGCCCACAAGAGGCGAGCCGCCTCCGATCTCGTCAGCCATCGTTCGCGCGGCCGGTGCTTCGTCGGCAGCGTGAAGGCCGGGACGGGGTCAAGCCCGTATTCGCGGTGGAAATAGTTCACGGCAGCTCGCAGCGTTTCGAGTTGGCGGCGCGCCATAGAAGGCCTGCGGCTTTCAGCGAACTTGCGGCATGTCGCGCCCTTGATCTCGGAAACCTTCCTCGGCCCCCAGAAGTCGGCCAGCCCCTCGATATGCTCGGCTATGAGCTTGGGTGCGGCGGTGCCAGGCGCGTGTTCCATCGCATAGACTCTCAGGACTTCCGCGATGGAAACTGTATCGGATTTACCACCTGTCGCTGGTCGCGCAGCGTGCTTTTCGGAGAGGTATTCAGCAAGCCGCCTTTCAGCGCCTTCGCGGTCGTCCTCAGCACAGCCAGTTCGTCGGTCGCGATTGCGGTCGCGGATGATCCAGACCTTTCCCCCGCCCTTGTCGGTTCGGAGGTAGAGTCGTGGCGGCTCTGCTGGACGCGGCATCGTTCCCTCATTTCCCGGATGTATGCGCGTGTGGTGAAGAGGTTCTTCCCGATCCTCTCGACAGTCAGGTTGCCGCGCCTGATTTCAGCGCGCAAGGTGCTGACCTTGATCGCCCCTCGCAAGACGAGGCTGCTGGCCTCTTCAAGCGTGATCGGGTCATCATCCATCAAGGCCGACGCAGTCCTACTCACGGCGCACCTCTCGCTCCGGCACCTTGACCTTGCTCTCCGGCCATTCGCTGCCGTCTGAAAACACGACGGTGAAATCCCGACCGTGACCGTTGTCGATCCAGGTTGCATCCTCGGTCTCGCCAGTTACGGGATGGACGGTGGGCTGGATGAAGTTGCTCATTTGGGCGTCCCTCGGTCGGGAGTGGACTCGTTGATGGCAGACAGGGCCGCAAAAGCATCTTCAATTGTGACGTAATTCTGCAAAGGGTCGCGCAATAGCCCCTGCGTTTCCGTGGCAATCTGCGCTCCGCGAATTGCCTTCCCGCCCAAAGTGACCGCTACCGCTGGACGCTCGCCAGCGGGGCGGGTGTAGAGAGGCACGATGCGCCGTTCAGCGTCCATCCTTGCTTCGGCTTCTGCATGTGCCTGCGTATCGGCAAAGCGGACAGGCCGGCCATGAAAACCAACGATGGCGTAGACAAAAGGCTCTTCGGCCACCGACTCGTCCTTCACCGGCTCGGAGAGGGCGGCAATGGCTTCGCGGTCGAGCTTTTGATCGGCGACCGTGTAGTAGCCGCATGCATAGGTGCCGCCGTCTCCTGCGCCGACGGGGTGCGCGCCGTTCATTGTTTCGGCGCGATGACGCAGATGCTCCACCAGCTTCTCTCGATCACTGTGCATCGGGGGTCTCCTTGCGGGGGCGGTCACGCGCGCCTCGCGAAAAGTGGTTGATCTTCGGGAAGCGCGAACTTCATCTGCCACGTCCGCCACGCGGCGGTAACGGCGCCTGTACCGGGGAAAAGGTCGTGCAGATCGTCGTCGGGCCGCGCCCCGACGCACTCGAAAGCCCAATGGCAGACGGCCTCCGGCTTTGCCCCCGTCAGGCCGCGCTTGAGCGTAATGCTCTCCTGTATCCAGTCGCGCATCGTGAGGCGCTTGGACACAACCGGCTTCCGCGCCGGCTTGATGATGACTGGCTCCCACGCATAGGCCACCGGCACGTTCTTCTTGAAAGCGGCGAAGCCCTTCACCCAAGAATGCCAGCGCGCGCCTTCGATCTTCTCGACCATGGGAGCGAGAACGGCCATACTGGTTGGCGTCGCTGAGGCATGCAGCACCCAACCGCCGAACTCGCTTTCGAGGCGCTCGATGAGCGCGTGATGATCCACCTCCCCGGCATAGTCTGCGTGATCGCGGTAAAGATGCGCACAGCCGACGTAGGGTGGATCAGCGTACCCGATCTTCATCGCCCCGCCTCCATCTCCGCCAGCCGCTCGGTGAGTGTGTCGCGCTCCCTCTCTACGTCCGTCAGCTTGGCAGAGAGGGAACGGAGGGCGGAGAGAACGTTGTCGGGGGAGCAGCGGGCGATCCATGCGAGGTTGGCCTCGCGGTCGTTGCCGCGCGAGCAAGTCAGGTCCGGGTGACCGTCACTCGCCTTCGTCGGCGCGAGAACGGCACAATCGTCATGGCGCCCGACAGACTGCGCCGTTCCGATGCGCCGCCATGAGCAGCCGTCATAGACCTGCCACGGCCACTTCGTCACGCCTTCTGCGGCCTTCTCCCATTCGGCCACCAGCCCTTCAACGGAGGGAAGTGCGGGACGGCGGTTCCATGCGGCGATGGCTTCGATCTTGCTATCAAAGATACCAAGATCGCACCGGCAACCGGCCTTATGGCCGGAGCAGTAGACGTAATACTGCCCGTCGGGACCGCTGAACGGATCGAGGACCGCATGACCACCGCAGAAGGGGCAAGCCGCCAGCGCCTGTTCGTGGGGGCTAGTCATGGGCGGGGATCCTGATTGGAGCGAGCGGCAAGCATCGCGTCGGCAACCTCATAGGACCGCCCGGCAATCTCGAGCGGCCCGTACGAGACTCCTGCGGTCCCGCTGAATGCAGCCATGCCGCCCGCGATATGTGCGGCAAAGAAATCCCGAAGTGTCATCCCCGCATCGCGGCAGTAGAGCTCGCCGGAACCGGGATTATCGAGGCAGGGGAACGCCTGCCCTCCATCTTTGGGAGTAGGCATCATTCCGCTCCTGTCGGGCCGTCAAAGCCGCTATCGCGGCCTTCGCCGTACGTGTTCCAGAGACGCTCGATTTCGCGGGCGATCTCTGCCGCCTTCGGCCCTTCTCCGAATGGAAAGGCGAATTCGCCAACGGTCAGGACGTTGCCGCCACCGTATCCGTAGCCATCGCCGCTATGGATCGGCAGGACATGAACCTTTGCCTTGCGCAGCATCAGAAATCCTCCGTATCGAACTCGGCAGAGGCCCACTCTGCAAAGCAATCCTCGCAAAGCGCCTCGCCGTCATCGTTGAAAGCAACCGCCAGTTCGCGACAGCCGCGCGCCTCGCAAACCTGATTGCCGACGCCGCCGCAGACTTCGCATGGCCCGATGCGCCACACGTCCGGGTCATTGCCGCCGTAGCGAGAGCCGTAGATCGACCCTTCGCCACCGCATTTGGTGCACGGCAGAATTGCCATCTTCACTCTCCTATCTGCCGCACGCGGCGGGCTATTGCTGACGGGCCGGGGGCCGGGAGCTTCGAGGAAGCGCGGGCTTCGCGGCGGGCGGATTTGATGGTCTTGGGAAAGGACGCGCCGTGCATCTTCGGCGGGTTGACGATGCCGAGATGACGCTGCCGGATGGCGGCTACCTTCGCCTTCTCCGCGACATCCCGAGCCGTCTTGTCCTTGTGGCATTTGCGGTGCGCCGGCTTGAGGTTCGGCTCGGCATTCTCGCCGCCGTTGATGAGGGCCACTACGTGATCCAGGTCCCACTTTTCACCGGGCTGGATAGGCTGTTCGCACAGGTGGCAACGGCCGTGCTCGCGATCGAACACGCGCTGGCGCACCTTGCCGGGAGCGCGGTGGTTGTCGTCGCGGCCGATCCAGATGGGGAGGGCGCGGGGCATCACCACACCTGCTCGTTCCGCTCGCGATCATCGCGTCTCGGGAACAACTCGCGCAGGTCGACGACCTGCGGTTCCGGTCCGCGCCGCTTGAACTCAAGCTCGGCTTTGAGCAGCGCCGTCATCTTCTCGCGCTGGATCTGGTTGGAGCGGGATTCGGTCATGCTGCGGCCCTCTCGCGATCCGGGTTGTAGGCATATCGATCCGGTGGGATGGTGAGGACGACGCCGACTTCGGCATGCCGCCGGAACACAATGTCCAAGTAGCGGCTCATTTGCTCGACGTTCATCAGGCTCGTGACCGGCAGTTCCGTGTCGCGGATCAGCGCCAGTTTCTCGGGGTATCGCAGGGGCCGGATCAGCCGGTCATAAGTTTGGCGGAACTTGTCGTGAGCCTCGCGCAGGATCGGTACGCCGATCTCCAGCTTGCACCTGGCGCGCACGTCTTCCCGGTCCTCGCCGGTCTGGTCGCTGATCTCGATGTACCACTTGAATGCGAGCCGGTTCTGTTCGGTGGAGCGGTCGCGTCCTTCCGTGATGTCCACCGTAAACGGACGCTTGCGGCCGTCGAGGTAGACCTTGAGCATGGCGAGGTCGTCGGGGTTTTTGACGGTGCGCGTGACCATGGCGTCACCCGGCCATGTAGTTGTCGACGTAGGTGTTACCTGTCAGGCCACTGGGCCGGTCGCCGGGAAACACGTCCTCGGCCTCGGCCTTCTTGATGGCCTCCCGGCGGGCAGCGAACTTTGGAGATGCCGTGTCCCGATAGTCCTTCGTCCAGCCGTCTCGCTTCATCAGCGCGCCCCAAACCTTGGCGCACTTGTCCACGTCCGCGATGGTTTGGCAGTCGAGAAGGTCGGCCTCGATAGCATCCAGCCCGCGCTTCATCTCGGCGTAGCTGATGCGCTCGCCGTTGCTCGCGCTCGCCTCTTGGGTGCGCGGTGCGATCTCGTGCGTCGTTGCGTCGGCGTCGTTGTCGCCTTCGGTTGGGATGCAGAACACCATCATCGCCGCGTATTTGTAGGCGGCCGACATGGCTTTGTTCGTCGCCTTGTCGGCGCTGTCCATCGCCTCGCCGAAGGTGCGAACGGTGTGCTTCGATCCATCCTCGGCGGAGATGAAGTCGAATTCGGCCTCAACCGTGACGTTGAATAGCGTGCTGCCCTGCTTCGTCTGCCGCTCGACGGCGACGCGGGACAAAATGCGTGGCGTCATGATGAGCTTGTGCTCCGCCAGCAGGCCGTTCAACTCGTTGTAGACATCATCGATGCCTCGGAACTGGTAACCCTGCTGCTGGTTCTTGCGGCTCTTGGAGATGCCCGTCACGCCGATATCAGCCATGACGGCGCAGATCGCGGTGAATACGTGTGGCGTGTCGGTCATACCGGCCTCCGCTCGTGATGGATGGTGACGCCGGGGATGCCGCTGCGAGCACCGCTGGCGACGAGCTTCGCCGCCATCATGTTCAGGAACTCCACCATGTCTGGCCGATGGACGGTCCAGACGTGGCGGGCGAACGCGGTGGCGTCGGTGACTTCCGGCGTGTAGTAGTCGCGCAGCGTCATGGCGCGGCCGGTGCCCTTGGCGGATGCTTTGGCGTTCGCGGCGCGACGCGCCACCGCCTCAGCCTGCTTGGCCTCGCGCACCAGTGTCTCGGCTCGCTCGTTTTCTTCCAGGTTAGTGCCGTCGCGGGCCTGCATCGCCTCCATGGCGACGCGCTGCTTTTCCTCGGCTTCGCGGCGGGCGGCTTCCGCCTTGGCGCGGTTCTCGTCGTCGATCTTCTGGAGCCACGGCGCGAGCGCCTTCTTACAGGCCGCTATCGCCATATCCGCGAGGCCGCGATCCTTCTGGATCAGCGGATTGTAGCGCGCCTGCACTTCGGCCTTTCCTTCATCGAAGGGGCGGCCCTCTTCCTTCCGTCGCGCGTCGGCTTCCTTGGCCGCGTCCTGGATCATGCGGACGAGTTTCTGCACTTCGTCGGCCTGCTCCTGGCTGGCGATCGGCGCGCCGTCGCACCAGTTCTTCGCTTCCTCGAACAGGCTCTCGATGGCCTCTTTCGATAGATCGAACGGCGTCGGCTTGGGAGGATTGTTGTGCCCGATTACTGCAACGTCTACGTTCATCAGATCGCCTCCATGCGATACTGTGCCCAATGCCAGCGGGCGCTTTTGACAAGCCGGGCAACTTCGGCCGGCCGGTTCATGTCGCGGTATTCCCGCGCGGTGCGGAGCAGCCCGAAGGCAGCGTCACGGAAGGCTTTGGCGTGGCGGGCACGCACCACCTTGCGGGCTTCCGAGTTCATCGGCTCGACGCGCAGCAGGACTTCGCAAGCGGCTTGGATTTCAGCCGGCGTCGGGACGAACAGCTTGCGGGCGGCCACGGCGCTCATGCGTCACCTTTCGAGCGGGCGGTGAGCATGGCGTCGGCAATCTCGTAAGATAACGCTGCCGACCTCTCGACTGCCAACCCGATCGCAATTCCCGTCGCGTTGCTGTCCGTCGCGATCATGCGCGCGAGATTTTCGGAGATTCCGACTAGAGCCTGCCCTGCGAACCAGTCGCGGGACGACATGCCGGGGAAGGCTGGGGCCAAGTGGTTCACCCCATTGATTTCAGCTTCGCTGTAGGGGCGAGGAAAAGCAGGCTCGTTTTGAGATTTGCAGATCATCACATTGGCCTCTCAAAAGCGCCCACGGCCGCAGCCGCCCCGAAGCACATGCAAATGACGAGCATCGGGAAGATAGGCTGCGAAGCGAGGCGGGTTATGAAACGGTCGAAGGGGTTCATTCTGAATCTCCTCGGGAGCGTTCGGGAATGCGGCCCGTAGGCCGCTGACCAGAGCGCTCAGTCGGCAACGCGCCGCGTCTGTTCCTCGAAAGGGTTGAACTCGCGGCTGATCCGGTGGCGATGAATGCGAGCGTCGAGCGCGACGGCATCATGTGGGACCGCCGCCGCCTGCTTGAGCGCGGTCGGGTTCTTCACGATCGAATAGAAAACCTGCATCCCCTCGGGGATGTTATCCGTCCGCTCCAGCAGTTCGGCGTCTTCGGCAGGGATGTAATGGTCGTGGCCCTGCTCGGAATGGCTGACAATGAGCCTACCGTTGACCGGCTCCACCCTGCGAAGCACTGCCCCTTCGGGAAGGCAATCAACGACATCGGTCGTGATTTCTCCCTGCGCGAATATCCTCTTGAACGTTTTCATCTCTTCCTTGCTCCTTCGGTTGCGAACTTGCATTTGCTGCGTTGCCCAGCGGCAGTTCGCGGGTTCGTAGTTGCCGCTGTTGTCGATGCGGTCGATTGAGAGCTTTGACCCGTAGCCGTTCGCTAGCGACCAATCGCGAAAAGCCTCGAAGGACAGCCACTCGGCACAAACCTCGATGCCTCTGCCGCCGTAGTACGCGTACCGGCTGGCGGCAGGATTTGAGGTCCTGTCGCGCATGGCCTGCCAGATGCGATAGAGCCGCGATCCGGAGCCGCCATGTGTTGTGCGCGCTTTCGGCAGTTCGCGACGAAGGCATCCGCAGCTTGTGGTAAACCCGCGCTTTAGGTCGGAGCCTCGCGCTTCTTTGGTGCCTCCACACGAGCATTGGCAGAGCCACCACACGGCTCCGTCGCTTTTCGGGCTACATTCGCAGATGACGGAAAGGCGACCGAATTTGCGACCTTGAAGGGCAAGGGGTTTCATGTGCGAACCTCAGGGTGGATGTATTCCGACTGCGGATCGCCGATCCGCCAAGCCTGCGCGGCAATGGCTGTGTTGATCGGCAGCCCGTCGATGTCGCTGACACGCGGCACGCCTTCGACAATCGTTCCATTGCGAGGGCAGCGCGCCTGGAGAAAGCGGCCTGGCTCGCGCAGCCCCGGTAGCGTCAGCTCAATCAACGCGCCTAGATCGCTATCGGGGTCGCCGTCGATGACCTTGCGCTTGAGCGCTGACACCATGCGGGGCCAGCCAACCATGGCGGCGCCGGCTGCACGCTGCTCGACATTCTCAGCTTTCAGAATGATCGCAGGGTCGATCGTCGAGCGGTTCTCGACCCATTCTGCGGGTAGTCTCGTCCCATGCCAAGCATAGGTCGAGAAGCCGTCGCGGTATTCAAGTGCAGGTCCATTCTCGCAATGGAGACGGTTGCTTTCGTCGCGCCTTAGGAGGCGCGGCCGATCGGTGATGATCGCGGCGCCGGAGAAGAACCAGACCCATCCGCAGGAGGCTGCGATACGCGCCAGCGGCTCGATCTTTTCCGTCCCCGGCAGCCCAAGAGATTTGTGGAAGTACGAGGCCCAACCGAGCCAACCGGCTTCGTGTTGTGAGTAAAATGCAGCCCGGACCTGATCCCCGACCTGATCCCCGACCTGAGCCAGGACCTGATCCCGGACCTGATCCCGGACCTGATCCCGGACCTGATCCCCGACCTGAGCCCAGACCTGAGCCCAGACCTGATCCCCGACCTGATCCCCGACCTGAGCCAGGACCTGAGCCAGGACCTGATCCCCGACCTGAGCCCCGACCTGAGCCTGAGCCGTATCGAACTTGGTTCCCTTCAGGATGGCTGCGCCAATCACCCCCTCAAGCGGGGACCGGAGCCGGATGAACAGTGCGGGAGGGGCCAGCCCGGCAACCCTATACGCGTCCTTGATTGCGTCCTCAGCGGCTTCAAAATCGGCAGGCTCGGTCGACAGACCGACGCGAAGCCACTCATCGCGAAACGCTGGAATACGAGCTTCTTGCTCCGGGGTAAGCTTTTCGACGCGGCGTTTAGCCATGTTTCTCTTCCTTGAAAGGGTGGGGTCAGGCCGGGCGCGAATAGGACCGCTCATGCCTCGCCAGTGAGCGGGCAAGGCGGGCGTCTCCCGCGTCTTCGTCCTCGAAATCGTCGTTGAGCGGAGACCATTGGAAATCCGGGTCGAGCTGCATGAAATCCATGTCGCTGCGCTCATCGCGCCAGAAGGCGAAAGCCTCGTCGCGAGAGGCGAAGGAGACGACCTCGCCAGTCTCGGCATCGCGGGCGATGAAGACCGTGGGGCGGGTATGCTTGAAGTGGACGGTCATCTTCCTGTCTCCCGTCTCAGCGGCGGTGTGGCCTAGGCGGCGCGACGGTCGGTGATCGCGTTCTCGGAAAGCTTCTTCATCGAAGCGACGAGCGGGTTCAGGAAGTCGGCATCGATGCCGTGCTCGCGGCCAATGTCGATGACGCTTCCGAGCGCCGCCATGAAGTCGTGGAGCTTCGCCTGCTCTGCGTCGGGCTGATCGGCAACGAATGCCGAGGCATCGTCGAAAACGGTCGAGATGTCGCCGGCGAAGAACTTGTATTGCTCAGCGCGACCGTAGCTGTCGCGACCAAGCCCGCGCTTCCAGCGCAGGTAGATTTGCGGTTGCTCATTCGAGCGAAGGTCGACCTGCGCGTGCGGCTCGCGCATTCCCTTCGCGATCATCGCCGCCGACAGGTCATCGATGCGCTTCTGAATGATCTTACTGTCCATCTCTGCCTCTCCCTGTGTCGGTCCAGCGCCGGGGCGCTGCGGTATGGGGAGAATTTAAGCCACACTGAAAAATCAGTCAAGCTGAAAATTGAGTGGGAGTGAATTTTTCTTGCCCCCGCCGCCGCGCTGTGCAGAATCAGTGTGGGTTAGATCGCTGACGAGGGAGCGTGCGGCATGAAGGTTCGGAGCAGCGATTACCCGGCAATGGCCAAGCTCTATCGGCAGGGTTTATCGCATCGAGCGATCGGCGAGCGCTACGGAGTCACGCGTGAGCGCGTTCGTCAGATCTTGCGTGATCGCTTCGGTTTTGACGCGACCTCCTCAGGCCGCGTGGAGCATCTTCGCCTTGACCGGGACAGGAGAGCGGTTGCTCGCGATAAGCGATACATAGCCAGATACGGATGCACCTTTGCACAGTATGCCGAGTTGATCGCGGTCGGGCGCCTTATGGTAGACCAAGGGGCGCCATTCTGCCGTACGCCAACAGGCGCGTGGCATTCACAGCGGCGAAGCGCGATGACGCGATGCATCCCTTGGGAGATCAGTCTTTGGGACTGGTGGATGGTTTGGAAGTGCTCGGGAAAGTGGGAGCAGCGCGGTCGCGGCGGTCGATACATGATGTGCCGATTTGGTGACCAGGGACCGTACTCGCTCGATAATATCTACATCGCGACAGGTGCACACAACGTAATCATGAGAAATCATCTGCGCAGCCGCGCACAATGAATCGCGCCCAACAAAAAGCCCCGCCGGAGCGGGGCTGCGGGAGGGGGCTTGGCGGCCGTGGTTATTTCCGGAACAGCTTATGAGAGAGTCCGCACTGGCGGATCATGGACTTGAGCGTCCCTGTTGGGATCTCATCTTTCCAGTTGTGCGGAGTGACGTCCACCAGCCAAACGTGCCCGCTATGAACGCCACGATATCGCCGATGGCTACCGCCGTCGTGGCGGTGGAGTAAGAAGCCATTTTCGGTGATGATTTCTAGGAAGCGCTCGTACGTACAGATCAGGCGGGGCACGGAATCTCGAAGTCCGTGGCTTTATTAGTGTTCTGACCGTCAAGCCGGGAACGGACGCGAAACCAATAAGTTCGCGCGGCAAGCTTTGCGCGAACATGCCAGGGAGACCTGCGAGAAAGTAAGGCCCGAGCGACTTCGGGAGTCTCTGCGAGAGCATCCTCTACATAAGACTGGATTGCCTGATTCAGAGCTCTGCGGACCTCGGTGAGCGACGAACCTTGAACGGCAATATCCAAATCGACGCAGATAGCCTCAACGTTTCCGGGGCGGCCATATGCGTAACAATGGAACGATCTAGGGGTCATCATAGCCAACATCTGCACGGTCCCCCGTACAGTCCCTCCCATAACGGCTATATGCTCATTCGGTTCATAATTTGTCAAACCACCATGTTGCAATGCAGCATTGCGTGGGGCTTACGCCTCCCCCTCCGTCTCCGTATCCTCGTCCATCTCGTAGGGCAGTTCTAGATACCCGCCCGCGATAAGCGCTTCCTTGAGCAGCACCGCTGCGGCTAGCTCGAGTTCGATCCCGCCGAGGTCATGCTGTGCTCTACGCAGGGCGACCATCTCGGCTGTGTGCAGGGTGAGGCTGAGGTCTTTCATGGGGTAGTTGTCGCACCGAACAGCACCCGCCGCAAGCTATCGTTCCCTATCCGTTCTTGACTCTGCCGATAGGACGGTGTTCCTATGTCGGATGGAGGGGCGATATGGAAATCTACCGCCGCATCAAGCCGAAATACGCCACCCGAAATCACCAGATTGTAGCGGAGCTGAGGGAAGCGGCGGGTGCTGCGCCGCCGGTCGATCCCAAAATGGTTGTGAAACGAAAAGCGGCGGAGGTTTCTACCGCGATGGCTCTGGTGCACGGCGGAGATTGGACTGTGCAGATTGACCACGATCTTCGTCTTGTTGTGATCCGGCCTGTTTAGCACGCAACGCGAGCTTTATCACTCCGAAGGCCGCATCAATGTCGGTCGAAGTGAAGCCTTTTATCCGGGAAAGAAAGGCCAGGATTTCCGGCTCGCTCGTTATCGGACTCGGCTTCTCGGCCATCGGCAGTAGGAGATCTGCGGGGCGGCACTCCAGAGCAGCAGCTAGCCCCGCCAGCGTTTTGTCGGTGAAACCGTTTTTTCCCTTTTCCAGGTTGTGAACGGCCGTTGTGCTGATACCAGCTTTTTCAGCCAAGACGGATTGCGACCATCCACGAGCTTTTCGGCGCTCTTTTACTGAGGTCGGGACAGCCAAAGGAAGCGTTTCGTCTGACATTCCCTATTGTCGGCCGGAAGGAAGCTCGAAGCGATAAAGCCCCACTGAAAAATCAAGCTTGACTGAAAATTCAGTCTGGCTTAATTTGGGCTATGGACAAGCTTCGCGAGTATCTCAACGGTAAACGAGGCAGGCGCTCGGCGCTTGCCGCCGACCTGCGTATTTCGCCGTCTGCGATTTCCATGTGGGACCAGGTTCCATTCGAGCGCGTCGCTGACGTTTCTCGCATCACCGGCATTCCCGCGGGTGAGCTTCGTCCTGACTTAGCTGACATCTTCCTCCCCGCCCCCTCTCGGGAGAGCGCGTGATGAGCACCGCCATGCGGTTCAATACGGCGGCTGCGGACGCCGCAACGAAAAATGGCGGGCACGCCGT